ATTCCACTCCTCAATGCGCTTCTCTTTTGGCATTGGGTACAGACGACCCTTGCCAGCCTTTAAACTTTCAAATGCTGTTGGTTTGTTTTGCATCTCACACATCTCCGTGTTGAATTTGTACTTGCATGGCGCCCGTCGTTCTTCGGAAAGAATCTAAGGACTCGTCTTTGTTTAAAACCGCATCCTCTCCACCCAAAAACTCGAAGGCTTTGCGATAGTCGATTGGAGGGTTCTTCATAATCACCTTCACGGTGGTCTTGCCGTTGCTGACAGAACCTTTGTAACGTTCGGCGATATCTTTTTTCAGGGATTCACTGGTCTTGCCCAGTACATCCAAGGTTTCTAGGTCGTCGGAGATGCGCGACCTGATCTCTGCAATCCTGTTCTGCATTGCAGTCAGACGGTTTAGCTCCTCGTCGGTCTTGACGACTTCGGGGGCATCCACTTCTATAGACTTTACGTGCTCAGATCGAGTCACTTCATCTCGATGCTGCTCTTGTATCCAGTTGTACCAGCAGTGATACAGGTCAAGTCGGCTGATAGTTCCTTTCGTTGGTTGCGGCAGGTACTTGCGGCTCAATAGTTCTGTCAGGAAGTCTTCCTTACGATGGACTCGCTCCAGCTTGTACTGAGGCTCTGCTGTTTCGTTCTGTGCTAGGTAGCAAATGAAGTCACACCACTCTGCATCCAGAACTTCCATCTGCATATAGACCTGCATCAGGTACATGCTTCGCTTCTTATCGAAGATCGAGTAAGGGGTCTTTGTGTATTGAGGGAAGGGACACTTAATCTCAACGCAACCGTCTAGACCAACTAGCCCGTCAGGAGATGCTGCAATGAAATCATGCTTAGGGTGTACGACAAGACCGGTCTCCTCAACGGTGTAGCCTTGCAGCTCCTCCAAAAAGATGCGGGCATGATCTTCCATCATCTGTCCGTGAGCTACAGCGGGAACCATCTTGAACTCAGACTCTGCACCAGCCAAAGCTCTTACCTCTTGGCGCACCAAGTCGGCTGGCTTCATGTATGGGTGCTTGCCTTCAAGTGCAGCACAGACAGAGGCTTTGATTTTTCCGGCACGAGCGGCGTGCCATTCAGGTGAACCTTGGACGGCTAAGCTCATTTCTTAACCCTCCAACCATTCTCCTTACAAAGCGCTTGCCAATTACCGGTAGTGTCCGTCAACCCGCGATTAGTTAGACCGCGTTTAAACTTGTCGTACAGCTTCTGTGCTTCGGTAAGAGTCTTGGCTTCGTCAAACTTAAGGTGATCCCAGATCGCGATTACCTTTTGTAATTCTTCTTCTTCCTGATTTGTTTCTGCTTGTTCGCTTTGTACATCATCAGAAGCACTTGTCTCTCGGATCTGAGAGCTAAGCCACATGGTGTAGCCCAAGCCAAACTCTCCCATAGCCTTTACACGACAACGCTGCTTTGCAGTGTTGATGTCCATTGCATTAGGGGGCGATATAGCCTTGCCCGCTCTATGAACAGGCAGATAGGTGATGTTGGTTTGTCCGCCAATCGTCATCCGGCAGCGCACTTCAGCACTGCCGTCGTCAAAGTAATGACATTCTCGCGATTGAGGGTCTTCAGTGAATTCCCAGTGGTACTCCGGATAAACGCTCATCATGATCTCATGAGCTTTCATCCAAGGCAGGTAGGTTAAGACTTGATCGCCAACGATCTCAGTCTCTGTGCAGAATTCAGAAACATCTATATCAGAAAGTGTTGCCCAGATTTGGGCGCGGGTAAGCATATCCATGTAATATCTCCGTTAACTCAACGAACATATTACCACGCTCAAATTAAAAACAACACTCCTAGATTATTTATCGTCCTTTTCAACCCAGCGCACTCCGCGTGCAGTCACAAAATTCATGAATGTTTCGCTGGACTCGGTCCCAAAAATTTTTTTTAAAGAGGGGCATTCCTTAATCATTGCTATTAAGTTGTCACAGTCAATTCGTTTTTTTTCCACCGCTTTCATTGATCTCCTTCTCAAAGCTTGGTGTCGATTACTCTTTCCCTAAAATATCGACGATGGTACTGATGCTCTCACGAGTATTCTCATCCAGATAAGCTGCGCAAAGATGCGCGAACTGAGCTGGAGTGAGAGAAAAAGAAGCTTGTTCCTCAAAATCCTTAACGTAAAGAATAGCTTCAATAAGTGTGTCAACAGTTCCCTTGTCCCTTCTGGATTCTAGAGTCACCCACAAATATAAGTCTATTTGATATAAGTCACACAGCTCTACTATACGCTCTCCGTCGCTCGGTAGACTGCCTCTAATCCAAGCTTGCGCTGAAGCCGGACTACACCCCGTTTGTTTCACGATGCTGGCACCTCGTCCCCACTCGGGAACACCAGCTTTATCTAGCGCTGCACTAAAAATTTCTGCTCGCCTGTTTTTTTTATCGTCATCGTCCATGTAATTCTCCTCGCTGAAGGATTTTCCATAAATGCAATAGGAAAACAACTTACAAACGAAAATAAATTTGTAGTTTTGGCTACACTCAGATTATTATCGCTGCTCAAATGAAAATACATGGAGCCGTTTGATTAATGATTTTCCGTCCTGCCAATCTGAAACAAGATTATTACACCCGAATACCGAACCTCTTACTGCGTGGCGGGTTCTCCGCTAGCGAGAATAGAGAGGACGGGCTTAGCCCAGAAGCCCTCGGTGTTCTTGTTTACCTTCTAAGCCATGTCGATGACTGGCAAATAACCAACAATCAGCTTTGCACTGTGTTCGGTGTCGGTAACGTCAAGATGACGCGAATCACCGCTGAGCTTGAGTCTGCGGAGTACATCCGCAGAGAAATAGTCCGAAACGAAAGTGGTCATGTAGCCAGATGGGACTGGCTGGTCACGGATGTTAGGGGGAGTTTTCCACTAGATCATCGAAACCCAGATCAAGTAAACCCAGATCAAGGTGATCAGACCCAAAGAACAAACATTACTACTAACGAACATCCTAAAGAACAAATATGCTGGCGCTCTTCTCTCCTTGATGACCTGCCTGACGGTGTCAACAAGCAAGCGTGGAGCAAGTGGTGGGACTACAAGCTAGCTGAGCGTAAAGGCAGAAAGCCATCCAAAAAGATGATCACTATGATCTCGCAGGACTTTATTGTTCTGAAGAGAGAGGGTTTTGATCTGCTGGGGGTGGTTGAGTTTGCAATTAGCAGAGAGTGGAGGTCCGTCGGAAAGCCGGACTGGGATGCACTGAAGTCATTTAAGGGTCACGACAGGAAGAATGATCTGTTGGGGGCTGTCAAATGATGGATATTAAAACGCTAGCTCAAAACCTAGCATCTCACTCAGCAAGCATTTGTCACGAGCTTTATCCAGACGGTCGAGTCGAGTCTGGTTGCTACAAGATTGGCTCGATTCAAGGTGAGAAAGGCAGAAGCATGTCTGTCTACTTGAACGGCGATCAGTCAGGTAAGTGGATGGACTTCAGTACCGGCGAAGGTGGAGACCTGCTGGACCTGATCATGTATAGCCAAGGCATGACTTTGGTCGATGCGATGGAGTGGGCAAAGCAGCGATACGGTATACGTGACAACTCCCCCGCAAAAAAAGTAGCGCCGGCGGAAAAAAAGAACTACACCAAACCTAAGCCACCTGCTCAAAACGAAAGCTCTTGCCTGCATGCATACATGGAGACAAGAGGATTTAAGGATGTGGGGGAAGTGTGCTTTCGGTGGAAGATATATGAGACCGATACAAGGGGTGGTCAGGATGTGGTCTTTCCCTTCTTGGACCCTACAGGCAAAGAAACTTTTCTCAAGACTAAGCCGATCAACCATGACGGTAACCCAGCAACTCAGAAAGACCTCAAGCCAATACTGTTTGGATGGCAAGCCATGCCTGACGATGCGAGAAAGGTGTGGATAACCGAGGGCGAGTGGGATGCCATCGCATGCGGAGAGCTAGGATTCCCCGCCTTGTCAGTGCCAATGGGCGGAGGCAAAGGCGCAAAGCAAACCAAGTGGATCGCTCATGAATACGAGAACCTCGCACGCTTTGAAGAGATCCTGATTGCAACCGACATGGATGAGCAGGGGGAGCTTGCCGCCGCAGAAATTATGTCGAGGCTCGGTGATCGTTGCTATCGGGTAAACCTTCCGACCAAAGACATCAATGAGCTGCTACAGAAAGAGGGCTATGATCAGGCCCGCTGGATGTTGGAGTGCGCCTACCAAGAGGCTCGCTGGAAAGACCCAGAAACCCTGCGGTCTGTACTGGACTTTGAAGCGGACATCGATGACTTCTTTGAGAACACAATTGACGACGCTCAGGGCTTTGGGTCTGGGTGGGCGAAGCTCGATGAAGAGGACATCAAGTTCAGACCCAATGAGCTGTGGGGTGTATGCGGAATCAACGGTCACGGTAAGTCGATGTGGCTGAATCAGCTGTCGCTGAATGCAGTGGAGCAAGATCAGAAAGTTCTGATTGCCTCGATGGAGATGACTCCGAAAGCGACCATGGGTCGGATGATCAGGCAGGCGGCAGGCTCTGCCAGTCCTCCCCAACCTTACAGAAAGAAACTGCTGGAATGGATGTGTCCAAACCTATGGCTTTTTGTGGATAAGTTAACCCCGAAGCCTGAAGACCTCATGTCCTGCTTTGAATATGCGTATCGCCGTTACGGCATAAACACATTCGTGGTCGATTCCCTCACCAATATGGTCAGACAGGATGACTATGAGGGCCAGCAGAGATTCATTGAGAAGCTGGTCAACTTTAAGCTCGCCTTCCCTGTAACCATCTTCATTGTCACTCACGTCCGAAAGGGTGAGTCAGAGTATGCCGCTCCAAACAAGTACGACGTTAAAGGCAGTGGCTCGATCACTGACTTGGCTGACGGTTTCATTTCTGTTTGGAAAAACAAGCGGAAGACTGAGCAGATAGAGCAGGCGGAAATGCTGGGGGAAGAGCCTGATGAGCAGTACACCAAACAGTGGGATATGTATCTAGAGGTGCTTAAGAACCGGAACGGAATGTATGAGGGCAAGGTCGGCTTTGAGTTCGACAGCAAGTGTTGCCAATACAGGGACCGAAAGAGCAGCAAGGCTAGGTACTACATCAACTATTCAAAGGAAAGCTAATGGACCAAGAAAATTTTGCAGAGAAGATCAGGGCGGCTGGTCAAGCAGTCGGTAAGGCTGAGTTTGAACTGCTGAGAGCGGAGGCTGAAGAAAAGAAAATTGTTGCGCAGACAATGGTTATTGCTGAGGCAAACGGAGCTAAGACCAATGCGCATCAACTGCGTTCAGCAGATGAGGACCAGAGAGTGTTCGAGGCTCGCCTCGCCAAAGGTCGCGCAAAGGGGGCGCTTGCTGCGGCTAAGTCAGAAGCTCTTGCCGCTGAGGTCGAGTTCAAAGTCTGGCAATCAAGGTTAGCCAGTGAGCGTGCAGAGCGCAGAGTCTACGGCACTTGAAGGGTCGAAGCGCAAATGCAACTGATAAGAAATGGATGGATGACATCACTCAGCTTGGTTGTTGTGTGTGTCACCGCCAGTTCAATGTTTACACGCCGGCAGAGGTGCATCACATCGACGGCAAAACGAAAGAAGGGGCGCACCTCAACTCGATACCCCTCTGTTACAAGCACCACCGAAGCGGCGAAGACAACGCAAGTTATACAAGCCGACACCCATTCAAGAAGAGATTCGAGGATCGTTACGGATCTCAAGAGTCACTGCTTGAGTGGACCCAAAACAAACTTATGGAGATAAAAGATGAGCATTGATAACGCAACACCTAGAGAGTGGGACAAGGTATCAAAGCCGCACCACTACGCGACTAAGTCAGAGAAGTACCCGCACCTTGAGTGCATTAACTTTATCGAGGCAGCGTTGACGCCTGAGGAATACAGGGGTTACTGCAAAGGTAACGTGCTCAAGTATTCGTGGAGATGTGACCACAAGGGAGCCACCGTGGATGACCTTCGCAAGGCTCGCAAGTATCTTGATTGGTTGATCGAGGCACAAGTTTGATCAACGGCAGGGCGAAGGGGCACGCCTTTGAGCGGGAGCTTATCAAGAAATTTCATGATGAGTTCGGTGACTGCGCCTCACACCTCAAGCGTAACCTCGATCAGTATCAGACTGTCGGCAAAGCTGACATCGAGTTCCATAATCTGATGATCGAAGCCAAGCGCTACGCCAGTGGTCACTGGCACAAGCCTGAATGGTGGACTCAGGCTAGAACGTCTGCCGGTGAGACTCACATTCCGGTGCTGATCTACAAGTACGACCGCCAGCCTATCAGGCTGGTGTTCCCACTGCGAATCATGAGCGACTACTCGATGAAGACCGAGGAGACAATCACTGTCGATTGGGATACGGGCATGTTGCTCATGCGAGAGATACTTGAGGTGCCGGATGCGACCGTCGGACTTTAACGCCAAAATTAAATTGGCGGCGAAAAAAATATACTACCCCCAGTGCCTTCAGTACATAGAGGACAACCTACATCCTGACTTCCATGCTCTGGCTAAAGCTACCCTGCCCTATTACTTGCCAAGCAATATCTTAGACCTCCCCACTAAGGATGAAAGACGGGACGCAATCGAAAGTATTCCTGATGACGCAACACCCAGTCACACCAAAGACATAGTAAAGATTGGCGTGAAGTTGTTATGGAAAAAGGATCGCGGTGGGACTCAAAGAAGATCTTAAACGAGGGGGTGTCATTGAAGATGACCTGCTTCACCGATTGCGCTTGGTGTTTCCAAACGCGAAACGTGCAGTGGGTCTTCACCCCGAATTTGATATCGAGATTCCTGAGCTAGGTAAAACTGTTGAGGTTAAATACGACCCTATGAGCCAGAAGACCGGCAATGTCGTGATTGAGTACTTTCACGCTAAGCCGTCAGCATTCAGCGTATCTATCGCTGACTACTGGGTGATAGTTACAGGCAATGGGGAGTATTGGTTTAGCAGGGAGGGGATACTGGAATGTATCTTGCTGGAGGGAATGGAGCCGGTCCGCATTCATGGTCCGTCAGACCGGCGTCCAAAGTGGGTCTTTCTTATTCCGCTTGTTCTCTTGCGGCGATACTCAAACGTAATGCTAGGATAACCACCTTCGGTACTTTGCTTCTATTGGTGGTGCGGCTGTAGTTTTTTACTGTGCCTAGCGGTATCTCAAGCATCTCTGATACGTCAGCCTGAGACAGCCCATGCTCTCGCATGAGTGATTGCAACTCCTCATTCGTTGTCACGGGTCTTTTCCTTCTTCCGTTTTTCCCAAGCCCTTTGTCGGTCGCCCACATGTAGGTAGGCGCCTCGTAGGGCGATCCCAAGCCCCAGCAGGACAAGTATAAGGAGCGTCATCTCTAAGTAAATCATCAGTTCACCTCGGCATATTCGATCAGCTCCTCACTGCCGCAGTCGGGGCAATAAAGGTAGTAGGTTTCGCGATCAACGTAGCCATCGCCGTAAGGCTCGCGATCAATCTCTTTCTCGCAAACCAGTTCATCGTAATCGCCAAAAAAATCACAGTCAGAGCATTTCCACATGTTCATTCTGAATCCCTCTCGGTGGGGTAAATTGTCCAAAGAGAATCGCCATAGGTTTCATAGTTCCGAAGGTAGCGCCTCATTGTGCTGACATGCACTGAATAGCGATAAGCGATTTGATCCACGCTTTTCCCTTCTTCTCGCATTTTTATTGCTTCTCTCATTTGGTGCTTTTTAAGTCTCAACTTTTGTCTCCTGACATTAGTTTTCCAAGACGCACCGCAGTGCGTTTCGATCAGTAACTATCTGATCTCATCAGTTGGAATTAAGCTCGCCGGCAAGCATGGTCTTGATTGCGATCAGCTCTGCCCTGTCGATGACCAGCTCGCCAAGCTTTGACTCAAGCGCAGACATGATCTTGCGACGTTTCAGTAGCTCCACCGCCATTGTCCTTTGATGATGGGGCTGTAGTGCTTTGTAGCTTCCGGTTGGAGAAATGATTGTCTCCAGTAGGTGACTTGGTAGCTCGTGATGCATCGGTTTTTTTCCTCTGTCGGTTAATGAACATGACCAGCTTGGGCAGGTCTTCGATCTGAAACTCATCGAGAGTGAACTCGACCATAAGAATCGAGGCGACCTCGTCTTCACGAAAGCCGCCACGCAACAGGGCCGTAGCCCTGTCGGTGATGGTGTAGCGGTAGACGGGACTCACGGTTGCAGCTCCTTCTCAAGAAAGAACTCGACGTTGCGGTAAATGCTCTCGATGACCTTCTCTCCCTTTTCGGACCATCCATAGTCTGAGATGGTCTCCATGGGTGAGGTGCCATTGCCATAGATCAGCCGGAACCAGCCACGATGAAGCCACGTACCGTCGGGGTGTTGCTCGCTGATTAGCAGGTAATCCTCATCGGTGCTTGCCATGTACTCCAGCACCACACCA